GCAAGGATACTACAAAAGAGGTGACCCGTATATCCAAGGAGGCGTCTGATGCACGGAGTGAGGTTGGTAGCCTTAGCGACGCTGGGGTTGATCAGCGCTTGCACGACATTGGTGGATTCCGAACCGATAAGTAGGACTTGGTGTACAGAGCTAGGTGAAAGACTAGTATACGCCAGAGAGAACAACAGTCCAGAGCAGAAAAGAGAAATACTAGAACTTCAGCTTTGGTACAAGAAGGTTTGCGGGTAGAACGGAGATAAGAAATAATGGCCCTACAAAATCCAAAGAAACCATTCAAGATTGGAGCAACACGCAAGAGTATCCTGAATACTAAGCGTAAGGACCCTTCTCGTCAGAAACCTCCTGCTCCCTCCTTCAAGCTTCGTACACGTTTGCCCAGGAATGTTGGGTAAGGTGTATGGTGTGGACCTTTGAAGACAAAGGGTTAAGCCGGGTACTCCTAAGATTTGCTTGGGGGCCTAGGCGTGTAACTTCAAGAAAAAGATACGGAACCTTGCAGAAAGCCTACCCATCCCAAGTCTCTGCTGCCCCAAGTTTATGGCTTAGATGGTGGAAAGAGGGGATCACAAATTGGCTGTTCTGGCGGGTACAAATAGTTCTACCCCCTAGTAAGGCTAACGCCAGGATAACTGAAGCTCTGAAAGCTACCAACCAAATTGAGCCCAAAGAAAAGGTTGACCAAACAAAGATTGATCTTTTGACCTCTGAGAGAGAAAAGCATAGGTCTTCTAAAAATTTTATTGAAGCGGATCGTATCCGAGATGAGCTTTTAGAACTTGGTGTTACTGTCAAAGATGGAAGAGTATGAAAGAAGCTTGGTACAAGACTGGTGGGGGCGACAGAGACCAGATCAAGAATGACGTAGCCCTAGGTGCTCGCGCATTCGAACGACTTGAGAAGTTGCTATCAGCCAAACTTAAGAGCCCACCCAAAGATTACAGTATTTCTAATTGGGCTTATCTTATGGCAGATACCAACGGGTATAACCGGGCACTAACCGAAGTGCTAGAGTTAATTAAAGGAGACTGATAACCATGTCAGTGTTTAAGGAAGCCGAAACCACGGACTCCGAAGAGCTTCGTATCGACTCGTATGTACAGAAGCTTATAGAAGAGAAGGGTGATAGCTGGAGTGATCCAGAGACTATCGCCAAAGGAAAGTACGAGGCTGACCGATTCATCGAACAGCTAAAGCGTCAGAACGAAGAGCTTAAAGCTGACCTTAGCAATTCGCAGAAGATCGACCAGTTGATGGAAATGATAAAGAACCAGAACAAGTCCCCCGCGTCTGGCGGTGGTTCGCACCAGACCGAAGTTAGCCTTTCTCATACCGAGAAGGAAGAACTTTCTGAAGAGACACTTAGAGGCTTGATTGCTGAGCACGTTTCTCAGCGCGAACAGGAAACCACACGCCAGAAGAATCTGAACGAGGTTGATTCCGTGTTGCAGAGCAAATATGGGACAGCGGCTAATTCCGTTGTTAACCAGAAAGCAAGGGAACTCGGTATGTCTCTGAAGGATTTGGAGGAGATGGCCGCTAAAACCCCTAAGGCTTTCCTCCGTCTGGTTGCTCCTGACTCTTCCACCAAAGAGAGTCCAGTCACAGTGGGTACCAGCCAGCGCTCTGAGGGCGTATCTAATCGTAAGACCGGGACGAGGGACTGGAGTTATTACCAAGACCTCCGACGTAAGAGCAAGTCTCAGTACTACTCTTCTCAGGTTCAGCAGCAGATGCTACGGGACCTTAAGGAGATGGGTAAGGAGGCATTCTACGGACCCGGTTACAACTCTATGTAACTAGGAGAGATGCAAAATGCACACTACCGCTAATTCGCAGCTCCTTGTTCGTCAGGAAGTTTACTCTAACGAACTCAAGGAGATTCTGCGTGATGAACTGGCTGCCATGCAGTATGTTAACTGGATGACAGACTTCCCGGATGGTAACACGTTTACTATCCCCAGCATCGGCACCGGCGATGTGGACGACTACCAGGAAGACGAGGCGATTGTGTATCGTCCTCTGGATACTGGCGAGTTCCAGTTCACCATCACCGAGTACCTGTCGAGTGGTAACTACGTCACCGAGAAGGCGATGCAGGATATGTTCTACGCCAACCAGCTTCTGTCGAAGTTCGTTCCTGAGCAGGAGCGCGCTCTGATGGTTCGTTTGGAGGGCGATATCCTGAAGAAAGGTCCTGATGGCCAGACTGCTGCCAGCACCAACCTGATCAACGGTGAGAAGCACCGCTTTGTCGGTACTGGTACGAGCAACACGATGTCTGTTGAGGACTTCGCCCGCGCTCGTCTTTCGCTGAAGAAGGCGAATGTGCCGGACACCAACCTGGTCGCTATCGTTGATCCGTCGGTTGAGTACACGCTCAATACCTCGACGAATCTGGTGAACATCTCGAACAACCCGCGTTGGGAAGGTATCGTCTCTGATGGTATCGCTACCGGCATGAAGTTTGTGAAGAATGTTTACGGCTTCGACGTTTGGACCAGCAACCACCTGAAGGTTAACGCCGCAGAGACTCTTGAGTCGGTGGCCATCTCGGGCTTTGTTAACAACCTGTTCTTCTCGGCGGCTCCGGGCATCCAGCCTATTGTCGGCGCGTGGCGGCAGATGCCGAAGGTTGATAGCGAGTTCGATATGGACAAGCAGCGCACGAAGTTCGCCACCACGGCGCGCTACGGTCTTGCTCTGTTCCGTCCTGAGAACATGGTTGTCGTTCCTTCTTACACTTCTGTTTAACAAGGAGGGAATATAGATGACTAACACTGTTTGGACTAATGCTGACGGCCTCCAGGTCCGCTTCGGCCAGACGCAGGCTCGGGAAACCAAGTCTCTTATGGCTAAGACCTGGGATGTAGGCCCGAAGAGCTACATGCAGGTGGACATCAACTATGATGATCTGCCTACATTTACCGCTGACCTCAACAACGACGGCACCAACGAAGCCTTCTCTGACCAGGATGCTTATATCCCGGCTGGCTCTCTGATTACCGGTGCCTGGCTTCTGGTTGAGACTGCGTTTGCTGGTGGTACTTCGTACAACATCGGTACCTACAACCAGGCTGGCACTGTGATTGATGCTGACGGCATTGATGCTGCAGTGGCTACGGCTGCTCTGGCGGCTAACCTGGCTGTTGTGTGCAACGGTGCCCAGGTTGGGGGTACTGCTCTGATTACCTCGGACGCTTATCTGGTTGTGGCTGCTACTGGCACGTTCACGGCTGGTAAGATGAAGCTGGTTATCGAGTACATCCAGGTTGCCCCGTAATGGCTAACCCGGTAAAAGGAAACACCCAGCTCGCAGATAAGTCTGGCGACGGCATGATTGCTGATCGGCAGGCTGCTATCCCACTCGTTGTCGACGCCCTTGACGGGGCAGCCCTGACCGGGGCTACGTTGACTACGAGTGCTACGCCCACTGTTGATGAGCTTGAGGCTAACGATGGTGTGCTTGGCGGCAAGATCAATGCTATCATCGCAGTTCTTGAAGCCCACGGGCTTGTAACCGCTAACTAAAGTGCCTACGGCCAGGGGGGAGCCGCTAATCCCCCCACCTAGCCCTTAGGGCACCGGCTCTGTGAGCCTTTATTTTCTCAGGAGGTAGGCTTGGCCAATATTCAACACAATGCTCTGACTGACCCAAAGATTCACGAGCCCAAAGGGGTGGCGACAGCTTTAGCTAACAGCGTGTATGTCGCTGACGGAGCTGGGTCTGGAGATTGGACCGAGATTACCGAAAACAATATTAACCTGATCCACACCGCCTCAGACCTACCCACGGCCTCGGGCGGTGCTCGTACGCTTGCAGCTAACACTGTCTACCATATTGTAGGGCAGGTAGACATCGGCTCGGATCGCTTGATTCTTTCTAACAACACTGTAATCAAAGGTACCAACCAGGATTTCGACGAGATTACTTCGACTACTACTGGTGCTCTGATTACCCAGACTGATGTTAACGCTCGCCTGAATCAAGTCAAACTTACCTGTGCTTCTGGTACCCTCTTTGATATCGACGGCACCGGCTCTCAGACTACTGACTGGATCAGGGTTAATGCTACCTGTGATACTATCGGAGATATCGACAACCTCGGCAACATCGACATGTTCCGTAGTTCCTTTTTTGCTACCAGTTCTGGTATGACTCTTACCGGAGCCCATGGTGATTTTGAGATTGATGATTGCTCGGTTAGTGTTACAGCAGTAAACGGCACTTGTGTTGATCTTGGAACGGCCACCTTCAACCACGTGAGGCTGACGAATAGTGAGTTTGGGAATCCTACCGGTACTGGCTATGGGGTAGATATTGCCCCTGCTGGAGCTAACATGAATAGCACCAGGATCGGGTTTATCACTGCTTGTGATTTTGAGAGTCGAAGTAATGCTACAAATTATGTTGAGGGTGATGACAACTGGGAAATAACTGCTTCCCTCGGTGTGTCTCCTTCTACGTCAAAGGCTCAAGGAAGTGTGAATGGTAACGCGAATGCTAACGCCTTCGGTGGTGGTGTCGGGGTTCCCGAGGTAGTAAACTTCGGAACCAGCTTTGTTAGTGATATTGCGGATAAGTTTACCATTTCTACCGCAGGCAGGTTTACCTATACTGGTATCCTGGCCACTCTTGTCCGTGTTTCTGTAACCTCTTTTGTGACCATGGGTGGTGGTGCTGCCAGATTTCGGAACATGTATATCGCCAAGAATGGAACTGTTGTCACTTCCAGTATCGCTACCCAAAGGCTTGATGGTACAAACGCCGCAACCATGGTTTGCAACTCACTTGTCTCCCTGGCTACTAACGACTACGTAGAACTGTTCATCGAGGCTGAAACTGCTGTTACAGCCACCACTGTAGATACCGCCAGCATCATTGTTGTAGAGGCACAGTAAAGAGATGGTAGCTATGAAAAAGACGCTGCTTGAGATTGTACAGGATGTCCTGTCTGATCTTGATGGTGACAGCGTTAACAGTATCAGCGATACAGAAGAGTCTGATCAGGTAACTGATATCGTTATCAGCACCTACTTCGATCTTATCTCTGACAGGGTGATTCCTGAGAACTTTGATATCTTCACTCTGGATGCTTTGGCTGATAGTACACGCCCTACCCACTTAACCCTTCCGTCTAACATATCAATCATCAAGAGGTTTTGGTACAACAAGAGTACGACTGGTGAGAAGGACTATGACGAAATCCACTATATGGACCCGCTGGATTTCCTGAGTAAGCTTAACCACAGGAACAGCGGGAGTAGCTCTATTACCACTTCTCTTAGCCTCACAGACAGTACCCCTCTGTTGGTATTCAACGACAGGATGCCTATCTACTACACCTCTTTTGATAACGAGCATATCGTCTGTGATGCCTACGACTCTACTGTAGACACTACCCTGCAGTCCAGCAAGACTCAGGGATACGGGGAATTGATTCCTACGGTAACCCGTAGCGACTCCTTCATTTTTGATATGGAGTCAAAGTATTTCCCTTACCTGATTGCTGAAGCTAAGTCTACAGCCTTCTCTATCCTCCAGAAGACGATGAACCCTAAGATCGAACAGAGGGCTCGTAGGCACAAGAGCTTTATCCAGAAAGAGAAGTACCGGCTAGGGGAGCCAGACACCAGGAGAAACTATGGTCGTTAACGAAGACTTCGACAACAAGGTTTTGGTGGTAACCAGCGAGAAGAGAAAGAGGCAGCTAAGAGTTTTTGTTCCGAAGTTTGGTAACTACTCTTTCTGGCGCATCACCTACGAAGACGGAAATCACGTACCAGGGTTAGAGGGTGTCTTCCTATCCAGGAGAGAAGCTTTAAGGGCAATAGAACTCTGGGAGAATAATACCAAGGTCTCAAGGGAAGTCTACCGAGACGAGATATTCGGCCCCGCCAATCCTCCGGTCCTCAAGAGAAAGAATATCAAACGTGCCTCAGTCGATAAGCCAGAAGCCAGTTAACACCTTTGTAGGGGGCCTTGTCACTGAGGCATCCCCTCTCACGTTTCCAGAGAATGCTTCTGTAGACGAGCTTAACTGCGACCTGAAGAGGACCGGTGTCAGGTCCAGGCGTCGTGGTATCGAGTTTGAAGAAGACTTTACACTTAGCTCTTTCACAGTAGCAAAGGGCTCTCTGGTCCACGAACTAACCTGGGAGAATGTTTCCAAGGAGACGGGCGTAGAATTCTTGGTCCTGCAGGTAGGAGCTATCCTATACTTCTACGACAAGTCTTCTGTGCCGCTGTCTGGTGGAGTCAAGTCCTCTGTTGTAAACCTTAATTCTTTCTCTGCAGGAAATGGGTTGGTTGTCTCTGAGCACCGTATTTCCGGTAGCAGTATTAACGGCCAGTTCGTACTTTGTTCCCCTGCCATCGAGACTATTGTTCTTTCCTTTGACACTACCACAGAGGTTATCTCTTCTCAGCAGATCAACCCGAAGATCAGGGACTTTGAATGGCAGGGAGATACGACTACTTATAACGTCTCTGTTTCAGCAGCCTCTGTTACCGACGCGAGGAAGTACGACACTCATAATGCAGGGTGGATTAACAGCAAGGCTTCGAAGGGGGTTCTTTCGGCTGTCACAGGGCTAGCTTATCCTGCCCTTACTCATCCGTGGTTTACCAGTAAAAACTCTGATGGTAATTTTGACTACGGTGGTTGGCTTAAGATTGGCGCTGGCAACACGTTGATCGGCAACGGCCACTTTATCCTGGACTTGTACAGCAAGGATCGTACTGCAGCTCTTGCTAGCAACCCTGACTCTACTGCTACTATATCTCTGCCTGTCGAGACTGAGACAGCCAGGTTCTCTACTGTAGCTGCCTTTGCAGGTAGGGTATGGCTGTCTGGTTTGAGTAGCACCAAGAACGGTTCTCGTGTATTCTTTTCTAAGGTTATCGAGAACGACTCAGACTTTGACAAGTTCTACCAGGTGGCTGATCCTACAGCAGAGGATATTAGTGATCTTATTGATACGGATGGTGGTGTTGTTAACATCCCTGAGGCCAACAAGATTACAGCCTTATTCACTTGGTCTAGCTCTATCCTCGTATTCGCAGAGAACGGGGTGTGGGAGATCAAGGGCATAGACAACGTATTCAAAGCAACAGAATTTGCTGTTGCACGTGTTCGTAACACAGATGGACTGACTAACCCTGCCGCTCTTGTTAACGTAGAGGGCACTCCGCTTTGGTGGGGTAGAACTGGAATCTTCACTGTTGTAAGGGAGGATATCAGCCAAGGTCCTGACGGAAGAGACCTCACCAAGGATACAATCCAGACCTTCTGGCAAGACATCGGAGCCAGCTTTCGGGCTGAGGCTAAGGGTGTGTATGATGCGCTGAATAAAAGGATATTTTGGCTCTACGGTAGTGACTCTGTGACTGCCAACAAGTTTAACAACGTGCTTATCTTTGATATTACCCTTGGAGCCTTCTTCCCCTGGGCATTCGAAGACGAAGCCTCTAACACTAACTACGTTGTAGGGGCCACATACTTCGAGGGCTTTGGCGCTGCGGATACAGTACTCGACGTGTTCGCTGATACAGACGATGTGGTACAAGATGCGGATGATGTAGTTGTAACTGTCTCTTCAGCAGTCTTTAACGACCAGACTGAAGTAAAGTTTATCGTCCGTGACGGAACCTCTGGTAAACTGACCTTTGCTACCTTGTCCAACACAGACTTTCTTGACTGGGGAACCGAGAGCTATTCCAGCTATGCTGAGGCTGGCTACGATTTTACGGGTGACCTTACAACCTATAAGAACTCTATCTACATCACCTGTTATTTTAATGTTACCGAGACTGGATTTACAGGAAACGACACTACTGGATATAACGCGCTTAACCCTAGTGGATGCTTCCTGAAAGCCTTTTGGGATCAAGACTCTTCTGCTTCCAGCAACAGGCAGGTCTACCGGTTTAACAGACCTATCACTGTAGATACAGGCAATCTTGGTTCCTTCAACTACCCTAACGCTTCTGTCGTGACCCGTAACAGAATACGGGGGCGTGGAAGAGTTCTGAAGCTGCGATTTGAAAGTGAAGAGGGTAAAGACTTTCAGTTGCAAGGCTACGAGGTGATCAATGCCAAAAACAACGGGTTTTAAGGTAAGAGCCGGAACTAAAGACGATGCGTTCGACCTAGCCCTACTCGCTAAAGAATTTATAAATGAATCAGGACATATAAAAATTCTAGGATTCAACGCCGAAAAAACAGTAAAGCTTATCGAGAGAATGGCTACAGAAAACATCTTTTATCTTAGTGTGTTGGAGAACGAGGATGGTCATATCGTAGGTGCTCTCGGCGGTTTGCTAACAGAATGCATGTTTTCTTTCTCTTTGCAAGCTACAGAACTCATGTGGTATGTAACACCTAGTGCTCGTGGAACAAAGGGTTCAATACAACTTCTGCTTGATTGGGAGCGTTGGGCCAAAATGAAGGGGGCTAAGGTCATAAGTATGATGAACCTTGAATCTGTGTCTCCAAGAGAAGTAGAGAAACTGTACGAGAAGATGAACTACAGTAAGACTGAGAATACTTTCACGAAGGAGTTATAAGCCATGGCTGTTGCAGCCGCTATCGCAGTCGCGGGTCTAGTTCTTAGTGCCGTAGGAACATTCCAATCCGCTAAAGCCCAGAAGAAGGCCGCCAAGAAGCAGGACAAGCTTAATGCCCTGCAGGCCCAGAGGGAGCGTAGGCAGTCTATTCGAGAGGCCAGGATTCAGAGGGCTCAGGTATTGAACTCTGGTGTACAGGTTGGGGCCGGGGATAGTTCTTCTGTAGCAGGAGGTATTTCTTCTGTAGCATCACAGCTAGGGAGTAACCTAGGCTTCAGTAACCAGACTGAAAAGCTGGGGAAGGCTATCAACAAAGACCTAAGGAGTGCTTCCAACTTTAGTGCTTTGGCAGGCTTTGGTGGTGCCTTGACTAGTTTCGGGTTTGGTGCAGGTGCTTTCCAGCCCAAGGCCAATCCTGGGCCAGCCCCTAATCGGCCTCCTATCGGGGTTAATGCCGGTACTAGCCAAGGACCAGTAGCAGGAAGGCCGTTTTAAGTGGCAGACCCTCGTGACTTCGAGTTAGAGGAGGCAGTTCCAGCTTCGGACTTTGAGCTCTTTGACTCCAAGAGGGTTGTTGAGCCTTCGGATGATCTGAAGGAAGCCTTCATCGCGCTCAAATCGGTAACTACCGGGGCTGGTGTGGACGAGATTCGTTCGCAGCTAGAAGGATTCCCTATCGCTCCTCTCGAAGGGGAAAGCCGGGCTAACGCTTTGGGTACCAGCGACCAGAAGACTAGGGTTGCCCTTATAGACCAGGTACAGCAGGCTGGGGACTCTGAAGAGATAAGACGCCTTGTCCTGCAGGCTGAGCTTGAGAAGGAAGACATCCAGTCTACTCTAGCCCCTGAAGTTTATGATGTAACTACCATGGCCCCAGGAGCTCTGTGGGACCGCAACAACAGGCAGCTTGCTGCCAGGCGGCAGAGCCTTGCTAAAATCTTGGATAAGGCTTACCAAGAGGCTGAGGTCTCCGTAGGGTCGGTTATCTGGGATGTTCTGGACCTTGTTCTTTCTGCTCCGCTGGATGGTCTTACCCTAGGTGGGTTTTCTCGTGTGGAAAAAGCACAAGAGATAAGGGATTTGATCGCGGATACCACTATCTCTGACGAGGAATTCCAGGCTAGGGCCGGGGATGCTCTCAGAGAGATGGCAGATGCTGGCTGGCTGACTCAAGACAACTTTCTTTTCCTCACAGGAGGGATCGCTAACATAGCTGAAGGTGGACAGGGCTTCTCTTCTTTCCTTGAGCAGGCTGGAGGTGTTGCCGATTTGGTCGGTGGTGTTGGCTTGGCTTCCAGGTTGCTTAGGGGGGCCAAGAATTCTACTGCTTTGGTAGGTATTCTGTCTGGTTCTGGTGATGCAGAGAACGTACTCAGGGCTGCAGCCAAAAATCCTGACTCTGTAGAGAGTATTTCTGGTGGTGTAGCCCGTCAGACCAGCCCTTCTATCCTACGACACCCCGAAAATGGTGGGGTTGAGTTTGATTGGGTGGCTCCTGGGGCTAAAATTGCTAACGAGCTAGCCACAGAGAACTCTTTCCTCAATTTTATCCAAGATTTGGCGTGGTCTAAGAACGTAAACATTGACAAACTACAGGAAGCTACCCCGGCATTGATGGAAAAGCTGGCTGACTCTGTGCTAAAGAAGCAGAGAACGTCTCTTCTTGATATTCTTCCCATCCAGACAGACAAGAGTGGTAACATTTTTGGTATTCTCCGCTTTGGCACCACTAAAGGGCATCCTTACAATAATCTTCAAAAGGCAGAGCAGCGAGCTAAAGAGCTTGATGGGCGAGTAAGGACTATTATTGTTGGGGGGGAAGAGAAGTTTGTTGTTGATGTGCAGAGAAACCTCAGTGGTGCTGGTCTGGTTGACCCTCTCAATCTCAACGAGATCAGCGACAATCTCCTAAGAGCCTTCAGCTCTACTTTCCTGTCTGTGCCTAACCGTCTCCGTGAACTTGCAGTAAGAGGGGAAAGTGTTGGGTCTATCGTCGCTGAAAAGGCCAGGTCAGTCTTCAAAGAGGCCCTGAAGGGGGTCAAGAAGGAAGAGGTAGAGGGGGTAGAAGCTATCTTCTACGAGATGAGGGACGGGGCTAAGTTTGCTGAGTCCCGGCAAGCTCTGTCTCTCCCTGAGTTCAGGTCTGAATGGTATAACAGATTCGAAACTACTCCTAGTCAGAAGACAGAAAACTTGTACCTTACAATTCAAGAGATGAACGATGCTGTCTACTTCTTGATTGCTGATCCTGTCTTTAAAGAATACGTTGATCGTGGCATCGAGATGCTCTCCCTCCGCTTTGTCCGAAAGACAAGAGAAGTGGATAACGTCTCTGTGCCTGTGCAGAAGGTAAACAGGGAGGAACTTCCTCCTGGCACTCTTGTTCACAACCCTATCTCTGGTGTTGACGAAGCAATCGAGAACGTAACCAAGAAAGACCAGGTATTCTCGGTTCCTGGTGGGTATGCTATTCAAGGTAAGAGGGCTAAGTATATCAGTGTAGAGTCTCCGTCCTTGCGCAGGGTGTATCACTCGGATGTTCTAGGCTATAACCCTGGTGGTCCTCGCGTCTATAGTACTGTAAATCACTACGTGAAGCAGGAGACAGAAATTCTGTTTACTGATGGTACCAGAGCTAAAGGTACTCCTAAGACTGTGATGGGTACGTTCTCAAGACAGCAGGCTGTGGCAGCAGTAGACGAGATGAATGAGCTGTTCAAGGGCCTCGGAAATCTTGTTGGCGGGTCTTTCGCAAAGATGCGGAAAGCTAACGCTATCGACGCTATAGCAGCTCTCAGGTCTACCCCTCTTGCAGAAGACCTTGTTGTTCGGCTGACCAAGTGGAACAAGAATATCGGTAGTATCGACGATCTTGTTGACTTTCTGCGTAAGCAAGAGATCGACCCGACCAAACCATTCGGTGTGGCTGGTAAGGATGATCTACTAGCTCTACCAGATGAGGCTGGTGAACTCTCCTTTGGCCTTGGTCGCAGTAGCACGTTCGAAGATGGGTTTGTTCATTCTCTTAACTCCCCGAGGAATGGGCCTCGCAGGGATGAGCCTTTGCTAGCCTACGGTGGAGACTTTGCGGAGACTGTTTCTCCTATTCGTACAATGCAGAACGATTTCCTCAAGGCTGTACACCAGCGTTCTTTCCAAGCCTTCAACCTTCAGGCGGTTAATGCTTGGTTGAAAGGTGCAGAGAAACATATCCAGAACCTTGTAGATATTCAAGGGCTGAGACCTTCTGCAAGGATGGCTCGGGCTGACTTTGGTCCTAACCCTTCTCCTGATGCCAGAAAATATATCGATGCTCGTAGTGCTATCCAGCGTACTCTTGGTGCCCGTAATGAGTCTGATATGAAGTGGGAAAAGATTGTACAGAGGGTCGCAGAGTTTGTATTTGATAAGGGTTTTGAGAGAATAGCTAGGGTAATCAACAACTCTGACTTTATCAAAAGCCCGTTCCAGTGGCTGAGGGCTATGGTCTTCCACGCCAGACTTGGGATGCTGGACCCAGCACAACTTATCGTCCAGAGTTCTCAGTCGTTTAATATTATGGCTATCTCTGGCAGGCCCTTTGAGTGGCTTCAGAATAGTGCTATGCACATTCCTCTTCGTCTCTCTCTTCTGACAGACGACCCAGCCAAGATTAACGAGGTTGCCCGCAGGGTTGCCCCCTTCATCGGTATGCAGCCTGAAGAGTTTGTCTCGTTTCGGCAGTGGGTGGTAGATAGTGGGAGGCTTAATGTAGGCTCGGAAGTTATCGAAGTCAACGCTACCTCGCTAAACCTTGCCAAGAGTATGGTTGGCCGGGCTGCTTCTGCCGGTCGTATATTCTTTGATGAGGGGGAAAAGTTCCCCAGGTCTGTGTCTCTCGCCACAGCTTGGAAAGAGTATAAGCGTAAATTTCCTACCTCTGATCCCTTTAGCGAGCACGGGCTGAACTGGATTAGCGGGAGGAGTGACACTCTCACTAATGGCATGACCAGGGCGTCCTCCGCTCCTTGGCAGAAGGGTCCTCTTAGTGTCCCCCTCCAGTTTATGACCTACTCTGCCCGTATGATGGAGGCTCTCTTTGTTGGGGGTGGCAATGTTCTAACCAGAAACGAGAGGATTCGTCTTGGGCTGGCCCAAGTTGCCTTCTGGGGTGCTAGCGGTCTTGGTATTCGGCACTTTACCGATCAGTACTTCCTGAACCAAGGCATCGAACTAGACGATACTCAGTACACCCTTGTCAGCTACGGTGTGCTGGATGCTCTACTGCAGGCTAGCACAGGCACACAGGCTGTCTTTGGTGGTCGTATCGCTTTTGCTGAAGGCTTTACCCAGCTTGTGCAGGATATGCACGAGAAGACCTTGTTTGAGGTTATCGGTGGGCCTGGGGGGCAGCTAGTCGGTGATGTTGGCCAGTCTGTGATGGAAGGATTTGTCAACATGGTGAACGGAAGGTTCTCTCTTGCTGACAACGACCTGACCAAGTTCCTCCGCAACTTCACTACAGGTAACAAAGCGTATAATGCTTGGATGATGTTTACTGTTGGTGACTACCTGAGCAGGAATGAGGATGTTATCCTTTCCGGGGTGACAGATACGGACGCCTTACTGCACATCCTTGGTGGTCAGCTAAGAGACGCCAACATCGCTTTCTCCAGGCTAGAGCTTATGAAGGGGCAAGACGAGTTCCTGAAGAAGCACGGCCAGCGCATCAAGGTAATGATGAACGAGGCCAGGAAGGCTACTGCTGAGGAGAGGTGGGACGACGTAGACGAGTTGTCTGGCCAGATTTCTATGGCAATCGGAATTCTTCCGGTGTGGCAGAGGGAAAAGGTTATCAACTTTCTCCGCCCTGACTTTGATAGTCTTGGCGTGGATATGTTCAATAAAGCTGTTATTGACCGCAGAGGCTCTTGGCTCTCTGGATTTAAAGAAGAGGAAGATAGGTAATGGCGGGTCTTTTCGCTCCTGAACTCGGTGGGATTAACTCGGCTGCCAGAGATACTATTATCCCTGATAGCCCCCTGAATGTTGCTACCAATCTGGTTAATACTGCTACCTCGTTTCTAGGCTCTCGTGGTGGGGCAGAGAAAGAAAATAAAGATGAAAGGGATAACCGCATCCTCCGCCCTATCGCTGAGGAGTACCAGAGGTTGTCTGATCTTAGGTCTAATGGTGGAATTTCAGAGACTGCCTTCAAGGCTGAGCTGAACCAGAAGACCTCTTCTTTCTTGGTTGAGCACCCTGAGTTGAGGAACGATATCCTTGACTTGGGAGGAGACATCACCAAGGTAGAGCTAGGTGTTAGGGATGTTAACGCTATAGATGAAATCTCTAACGTGATCAACGAATCTTTCAAGACTGATCCTATTCTCACATCTCAACTAAACACTATCCTTCTCGCTTCTCGTGATCCAAAGACAGGAGAGATTAACGCAGAGGTAGCTCAGCAGATGATGAACCGGGCCTTCTTCGAGAACCAAGCCAGGGCGGCTTCTATCGCTCTTAACAACCAAGAACTCGAAGCTCTGGAAAAGCAGAACAAGTTGAAGGATGCCAGAGCACTACAGATTCTTGATGATGTTACTGCAGACCAGAGCAAAAGGGCCAGAGAGCACGTGTCTGGACTGTGGGGCTCTGTCGCCTTGACTGGTAACACTTCTGTTGACGCAGTGACTGCGAAGACTGAGCTACTCAAACTAAAGGCCCAAGCCGCTGCTCAGTTTGAAGCAGAAGCAAGGGCTGGTGGTCTATTTCGTCTTGAGGGTTACAGCCTGGAAAAAATCCTGCGCCCTTACGATGATGCTTTGGTTGTTATCGACGCTACAATTCAAGAGCCTGAGAAACTGAATGAGATTCTGAGGGCTCAGAACAGTGTTAAGGTTATTGAGTCGCTGAACAAGTTCGGTCTTCCTGCTACCCCTGAGACTCTGGAGATGTTTGGTCAGTGGATCGCTCACAACAAGGTGGGTACTATGGGCAGGGTTGTGGATGATCTAACTACTACCTTGCAGGGTCGGTCTGTCCAGCTTGACACACCTGAGTCTCCCGAGGTATTCACTCTGGAGGGGGATATCAACGCAGAGGCTGTATCCGCTGCCAAGAGTATGACTCCTGAGATGAAGAAGGCTAAGGTTAACAGCGTAAACAAGATGATTGAAATCTACGGTGCCTCTACGGATGTGAACAACCAAGAGCAGCGTGTGATGATTGCTAAGGAGTTTGGAAAAGCTATCGCTGTGATGATGAGCGAAGACAAGATTATGGGTGGCACCACCTTCGACGCTACCTACAACGACAAGTTCATCTCTGCATACAGCAAGATTACCGCCGCAGATACCGATGAGTCTCGTGCCTTCCAGAACAACGTGGCCACTCATCTTTCGTCTACCATTCTGGGGGTCAAAAATCGTATTGACCAGACCATCCAGAACGAGTTCTCGGAGTTCTTCTCTGGTTCAAAGGTGGATGGGGAAAACGGAAAATTCAAGGTTACACTAGGCGAGGCTTCTTCTCCGAGGGGAGAGCAAATCCTTCTGGCACTGAAGGAGAAGGGCCTGGAGGCTACGACTGCTGGAGTTAGGGAGCTTCTTAAGGACAGAACCTTCAACGTAGGCACTAATCCCGCTGCCTCTACTGCTAAGGAGATCGCTGGACTTGTTGTCAAAGACCTTGAGTATGTAAACAGGGTGGCTGCCTTCGCTTCTCGTCTACCTGGACAGGAGCCTATCATCCCAGCCTCGTTCACCACAAATCCAGACCCTGCTAGTACTCCACCCGAAGACAAGAGAATTTCACAGGAGGACTCTGAGGTGCTTGTCAAAGACGTGCTGAACTTTATCGGCTCCAAGGAAGCACCCAGGGGGTATGTTGACTACTTCCGTGGGGTTACTGTAAAGCCACCTAAGCTTCTGACAGAGATGACTATCAACGAAGTTCTGGACTGGCAGGTTGAGGCTAATCCTCCGGGTCCGGGTACAGCAGCTGCTGGTAAATACCAGATTATCAACAAGACTCTTAAGGATTTGGTTGACAAAGCTGGGCTTACTGGTGAGGAGTTGTTTAACGAGGAGACTCAGGATAGGCTAGCCATGATCCTCCTCAAGAGGAGAGGTCTGGATAAGTTCTTGGCTGGTAGTATTACCCAAGAGCAGTTCGCCAACAACCTCGCTAAGGAATGGGCATCCCTACCTGTTGTTTCTGGGGCTAAGAAGGGTAAGTCCTTCTTCGACGGAGACGGGATTAACAACGCACAAGCCTCAGTAGAAGAAGTTCTCGGACTTCTAGAGCTTTAATCATAAGGAGATACAATTATGGCTACTCTTGCTGTTACTGCTACCCGTAAGGGAGCTTGGCTAACCTTCACTTGGGCTGCTGCTACTGGCGCGACAGATACTTTCACCCCTGTATACGTGAACGAGAATATCTCTGACGTCTTTATCGAGGCTAGTGGTACCTTTGATGGTTCTGCTGTCACCTTGAACGGGTATGTTACAACCTCTACTGCAGCCTCCGCTCTGGTGGATACCGATGGTACCGCTATCTCGTTTGCTGCTGCCGGTTCTAAGGCTATCCGAGAGGTGTGGCCGTGGTTCCAGCCTGTGACTGACGCTGTTGGTACCACCGAGGCTATCGTGGTTACTATCTACGCCAAGGTGGTGAAGTAAATGAGGTATCGAGGGCCGGTATCCTGGGGAAACCACAGGTACATAGATGGTGGGGGCAACGGTCTAGACCCAGCGGTTGTTGAGGAAATTGACGTTGCTGCTTTCGCTGGGAGCGCAACCATCGATATTACCACAGTTGACGGCATCGCTGTTGACCAGTTCACCCACATCCAGATTTCGCTGGTGGACTTGGTTCGGTCGACGACTGGTTCGCAAATGGAGATGGAACTTCGCCGCCAGGGTGGCTCATTCACCGATGAAAACTACAGATGGCAGAGCACTTCTAGCTTAAATGTAAACCCGGTTACAGGAGACTTCGAGCTTACGGATAATACCGGGGTAACCACACAAGATTCCATTATTTTTCTGTCGTCGGTCAACCAGCCATGCCCAACAACTATCAAGGCATCTAATCTTAGGGTAGGAGAGTCAGTCCCAGCCTTTCACCAGGGTCTGACTACAGGTGCTTTCGTCCACGATGCAATCCGGTTCATCGCTGGTGCGTCGGCAACTTGGGTCTCCGGCACCATAGTCATTACCGGGTATCGTTGCAAGGTGGGGGCACTATATACCACAGCGTTCTCGGGTCAGAGCGAGGTGTTGATCGACTTGGCACCAGGTGAGGTCATCGCAGATGTGGCGTTCTCGAATGTCGGTCTGTCGGCGGCGGTGAATGTCAACATCACAGTCGGCACCGGGGACAGCTATGTTACTTCCGGCTACAGGTTTTCAGTTCTTGACTCCATCGGGACAGGAACAGGGACCGCACCCAGCATTACTGTCCTGTCGTCTGGCGGCGCTGCTGCGGCATCCTACGGTCTCATGCAGTTCTACAACCTGCAAACCGCCGCGCCTGTCTGCGCGCAGGGCCAGAATTTGCAGGCGGACGGAACCGATACGAGCGTACAAGATATCCGCTCGTTTATCTTGCCCGGTACCACTGCGTATGACCAGCTTCGAGTTGCTACAACTTCAGGCACCCTCAACTCCGGCACGCTCTACATCCAGACTTATAAGCCACGACGGACCATCCTCAAGGCGCAGGACCTGACAGGATTCGGCGCGGCAAATGTTGATGTGACCGGTCTGAAGAAAAACAACGCATCATTAATCGTGGTGGCAAGTACGGATGCGGCGACGGCGACGAATTCGAGCCAGTCAAATGTGCAGTTCGGCACCAACAGCGGTTTCGACGCCGGGGCGTCGGATTACCGGGACCTCAGTGTTGATGAGGGATTCGATAATGTATTTCTTGGGGGTGGAGTGGGGATCACCGACTTTGTAAGTGGTGGTAGAACTGGGAAGGCCACACTGGTGGTGATTGCCGGACTTCCACAGAATACCCAGACGCAGGTTATCCTGGCACAGGACATGACCAACGGCCTCACTAGTGCGGTTTTGGCCCATTCCGGTAGGCGCAACGCCACCCAGGTAGAGAACCGGCTGCGGGTGCTTACCGTAGAAAATTTCTCTGCTGGAACTCTTTATTTTGTAGGGTATAGTTTGTAGCCTAAAAGAAAAGGGGAGCCGAAGCCCCCCTCTCTAGTCTAATCGCAGGTCCTGTTACCCTGCTCATCTATAAAACAAGCGCCTCCTGTTTCGGCTGGGGGCGTTTTCTTTTGCATTACACCCTCCCTCTTACCACCGTATTCAGCAGGTCGGAAGGTAGTAAGGCCACTAGCTCCCCCACTAAAGGCTTGGAGGTAGATATCCTTGAACTCGGAGAAGGTTACCCCAGGGCCTACGTTGCATGTCTTAGAAACACTAGAGTCAACAAGAGAAGAACACAACTTCAGAACCTCAACATGATCTTCTAGCGAGCATTCATCGCTGCTAACACCACGAACACCGTACTTACCCTCAGCATAGTCCACAAGATTGAAAGAGCTAACACTACCATCAGGGTTATAGATGTTACGACTATATCCACCACTTGTAAAGGGGGGTTCGATACCAGAAGAAATATTTCCAGCAGCGAGGCTGATACTACCAGTAGGGGCAATGCTAAGTAGGTGGCTATTCCTGATACCATTCTTCATAATCTCCGACTTGATGTCCTGAGGGAGGGTGTGGATAAAGGAATTGTTCCCAATCTCAGGCCAGTAAGTGTAGTACTCAGGGGAGAACAGGCTAAACGGCCCCTTCTCTGCAGCAAGCTCTACAGAAGAAAGGTATGCTGTGTCCCTTAGTAGCATCAATACTAATTCTGTGAACTCCAGCATCCCTTCTGAGCCGTAGGGGTGTCCAAGGATTTCAGCAGTGTTAGCAAGTCCCGTGATGCCGAGACCCATCCTTCTTTTACTCTTTGCCTCTCGCTCTTGCTCATGTAGAGGGTAGATGGCGCGATCCACAACGTTATCCATAGCACGTACCACTGCGGGAATGTCATGCTTGAATTTCTCCCAGTTAAAATGGTAAGAGGTTTTGGCTATACCATCGTATTGGCCATAGATATACTTAGTCAGATTAAACGAGCCGAGAAGACAGGCACCGTAAGGAGGGAGGGGTTGTTCACCGCACGGATTGGTGGCCCTGATAGACTCACAATACCAGAGATTATTTTTCCTGTTGATGGTGTCAAGGAAGAGCACTCCGGGTTCGGCGTAGTCCCATGTGGATCGCATAATTTCATCCCACAGGTTTCTAGCTCGTATTGTTTGGTAGACCCGTCCTCCAAAAGAAAGGTTAAAGCTAGAGTCATCCTCCACTGCTCGCATGAATTCATCAGTAACTCCGACTGATACGTTGAAGTTAGTCAGTCTTCCTGGTTCTCTTTTGGCCCGAATGAAATGTCGGATATCCGGGTGGTCCACCCGAAGAACAGCCATTTGAGCGCCTCTACGATGCCCAGCAGAAGCAATAGTTGCACAACCAGCATCAAACATATCCATAAAACCCCTATGACGGTGCTGGTCGCCCACGGGTCCACAACTACTGCTGTCCAAAGAACGTATGAGTTCGCCAGAAGGGCGTAGAGTACTAAAATCATAACCAATCCCACCACCGAGACGCATCGTCTGTAGAGCGTCGCGATGCGCATCAAGAATACCGGCCATAGAATCTTCAATCGTACGCGAAACATAGCAGTTGTAAGGTGTAGTCTCACGAACAGCCCCAACCGCAACCTGAATACGGCCTGCCGGAAGGAATCTCTGATCCAGTAAGGCATCTCTGAACTCCCTGAAGTGGTGCTCCGAGTCCTGTAGAGCACCAGCGATACGTGTCATCCCCTCTTCAAAGGACTCTCCTGCCTGAAGATACTTAGTACGGTAGACAAAGTCTGAAACTTCTTTATTCTGGTGTTGCAATTTTCTTTCCCATCAATTCACAGATAACTTCAGAAGGAACAACGATAGACATAGGGGTGAACGGGTTGAACCCACCAACAAGGATACCAACAAGAGAACCATCAAGCCTGAAGACAGGGCCACCACTATTCCCTGGGGCCGCAGCTACGTTACCAAAGATAAACCTGCCCCACAGATGGCGGTCTTTCTTGGTATCGCTAGCAACCTTACCAAAGGTGTAGATATCTGTCTCGCCAAGAGGATCACCCACCACAACCAAGTCTTCACCAATCTTAGGGGTGGCACAGACAAGCTTGGCTGAAGGGTGAGCGAAGCTCTCGTCAGTCATCTGCAGCAGGGCAACATCGTACTCTTTGTTGTTCCACATAAGAGTAGGGGGTACCTCCCACTTGTTGACAAGAATAGGCTTCTTGTATCGTTCAGCCGCCTCTACACAGTGGGAGGCAGTAAGGATATAATTCCCCCCGATGTGTACACCGCTACAGGAGCCGTAGCCAAGACTGAGACTAACCTTAGCCCCACCATACGAGGAGGGATTTGGCACAGAAGGAGGAGAGCAAGCGATAACAAGCACGGCAGTCAGGATACTAAGATACCATTTCATTCTTCTTCCTCTTCTACAATACGAGTAGCTTCTTGAACAGTAAGCTTCTCTGGTTCTTCAAATTTCTTGGAGATGATTTTTCTCTCCTTGTAGTAGTTGTCCTCTAGCATCCTCTGAGCTATACGGTTACGAAGTTTAGGTGTTACCTTTCTGATCATCCCCACTGCTCCGCCATAGCTAGAGCCACACCGTCATATGTTTCGCTACGATCCTTAGCTCTACTGTCCGATGGACCCATCTTCCATATCCTCTGTTCCCTACCTTCTACAATGTTCGTAGGTTTAAGAGGTGGCAAACCTACCAACCAAAGTCCTGTTTTCTTTGTCTCTCCATGACCAAACATCCAAGGCTGGATGTACTGATCAGGAGGGCGTATCCTTGAGGAGATAACACCAACAGGGTTCTCAACACAAATACGTTCACAGTCAAGAGTGAGAAATCTGCGAAAGAATTCTACAGCCTCTTCTCTTTCTTTAGTTCCTGAGTACCACCTGTTCCCAGACACACACAAAGCGGTACACGGAGGGAAGGCTATAACCATATCCCAATGAATATGCAGGGTGCTGAGCACATCCTTCTGCAGGTGGGGGCCGGGCCTGTCACTAGGTAGCAGGTCACAAGAAACAGCGTTGTGCCCCTTAGTTATAAAAGCATCCCGAACCTTACCACTTACCTCACAAGCTATCAGGATATTCACTAGTCTTCTTCCTCTTCTATAAATTGTACTATTTCCTAAAAGTGAACTCAATTCTCTCTTTACCCAGGTTAACCTCTGAATCCACAAGAGAGTGCTTACCAAAAAGTTCTTCTAGTGTCTTGATATACTTAATGAGTGCGTCTTGGTCGTTGTTTATAAGATCAAACGTTATGAAAAAAGCGAAGAGGTTATCCATCTTCTTCCTCTATGTCTGCATAGAAGTAATCGTCTATGTCAATCAAACCATTCAAGTGTAGGCAGCGAAGGACTTCCTCGCAGGTCAGGTCGTTCTGTTCCAAGATCAGATCAAGGCCGTACTCCTCTGCAAGGATAGTGTATTTATCTAGCAGGTTCATCTTTTTCTTTCCTTCTGTTAGCCCTACTTTCTTTCTCCCTTTTCTTCTGGGTTTGCCTACAAATCTTAAGCATCTTATCCAAATCAGAAGGAGATAGACTCCAATCGTCTACTACGTGGCCGTTAGAAAAAATAAACACGTAGTCATCTTGGTAGTAATCGCAGTCTAATGAGCCAAATCCAGAGAAGTCAAACTCGGATGTCAACCCACAGTATACGTTAAACCTGGAGTAAGAGGATAGCAGAGCCTGGTTTATAGTTTTCAGATCAGTAGGCTCAACCATACTCACGCCTCAGTTGATCAATAGAGATGAATTGTGGATCGTAGACCCCGCTCTCGACGTTTCGTTTGACGACGACTCCTCGCCACCAGAGCTTGTTGATTTCTCCGGCCCACTCTGAACTATAGTCCTGAAAAACTCCAGCGACGCATCCCAGAATCTTCCTGCCATCCACAGTCGTACGCATAGCAAAGTCAGCGGTGTGGATATGGCCACAAGTACAAGAAACGAACTCTTTAGTGAGGAGAGAGTAAGCGGGGTGTTCTCCCCCCACGGGGCGGCCCATAACGCCAGACACAAAGAAATGAGCGTAATGCACCCCGTCCACACTGTGAATACTCGGATAGTTTCCTTCATACTCCCCAACATAGTCATAAGTATCGTTGAGTCTAAGATGATCAAAGGAGACTGCTCCGTCGAGTTCGGGTCGTTCGTTAACTGCTCGCTTGATTCTGTGGTCATGGTTACCTTCCATATACACCCTGTAGGGTAGCTTCTTCTTGGCTCTTCGGACAGGCCCCCACAATCTGTCTTCGAACTCCAGGTGGGCGTTGATATCCTTGCTGTAGTTTCTGCCGATAAACGATTTAGTCCCTCTGTCAAAGCCGCTGAGGCTTGGCATATCAGGCCCATCCCCAAGGTTAACCACCACGTCAGGCTTGATGTCCTTGATCAGCTTTGCTAGCCAGTCCGCCCTCTCGTTAGAGAAGTCTGGATGGGCGTGAGGGTCTGGGATAACAAGATGGGTCTTACTCATGTTCTACCACCAGTCCTTCCATGTTGTTGTTTACCTCTTTCACAAATTGACGGGCTGCTTCTTCTGTGTCAAAGAGAAGAGTTAAATCTTGCGTACTCACACCGTCATCCTCAGACAGCCTTACTACTACCGCCCACTCATCGTCCTTTCGAGAAACCCCAAAGGCCCAGTAGACAATCATACCAGCAGACCGCTGTAGACAACACCAGAGGACTTAACCTTGTTCTTCTTCCTGTCGTCAAGCTTCTTGATGAGCCGCTTAACCCTCTCCAACTCCTCCTCTAGAAGGATAATCTTCTTCTCGATTGGTAGGTCATCAGACCACATAGCAATCATAAAACCTATTCCTTTTCCTCTATCTTGTGGTAAGAAACCTTAGGTCTCTTGCGGGTAAAGTACTTTAGCACTCTCTTGATCTTGTCTACATCATCCCGCAACCACCTTGAAATCATACTATTACAATGCTTACAAAGCAACCCCCGGATTTCTCCAGTTGTATGATCGTGATCGACACAGAGGTTGTGCTTGTATCTTTTGGAACTAAATTGTCTAGGGTCTCTTTGGCAAATGAAACACACCCCGCTTTGTCTTTGAAGTAAGCCCCTGTACTCTTCCTCTCGTATTCCATAAAGCTTTTCTAACCTCCTGTAGTTAGGTGGGCCTAGCTCCTTAAGCTTTCGCATCAGTCTTTTGCCACAACCTCACTTCGAGTGAGACAAGGTTAGTATCAAAGATGCTAGACTCTACACTCTTGGAGACAAAAAACAACTCAAGACCATAAAGAACAACAGCAGCTCTAATGTCGCTGATGTCGTTACTCATCTTGATCTGGTCTGCGTATTCTTTCAGGTTATACTCGGTAGTGTACTCAAACACCTCGGTAAAATCATGGTCTTCAATCTTCTTAAGTAGTGCCATACTCTTATGCCTCTGCTTTAATTTCTGGTACGTTAGGCTCTCTCTCTACATGAGTGAGGAAGACAGGTTTGCTGGAGTAGAGGAAGGTTCTCAGCTCTGGCCAACAGGTAGCTTTGAACTCACAGTAGGAACAGTGGGTTCCAAGCTTTTTGTTTCCTGACTTTCCTTCAGCTTCTGGTGCAAATGCTCGTTCAGGGCACTCACCTCTTTCTGCAACATCTTTGTTTGAGAGTATAAGTCCTGATACCTCTGCAAGATATACGTCATCGAACTCGTGGATGTCAAGATGGATTTCCCCAGTCTCTTTGTTGATTACAAGGAAAGCTGCTCGGCTTGGGTCAATTCCGCCTTCTCCTCTAAGAGAGAGTAGGTAACCTCCCAACTGCTGGATGTATCCGAAGGGATCATCTTCAGCCCGAAGTCCACCCTTGAATTTCTTAAAGGAGAAAGAGCTGGCAGATTTAACATCAACGAGAACTCCGTCGATAACAGCATCAATACGTCCTGTGATGCCATTCCACTCAACTCGTTCCTGTTCTCTTTCGACCACGTGCCCAGCCTCTCTAGCAAGGCTGAGAAGCAGTTCTTCAAGGATGTCTCCGTAGAGGAACTTAACTCTGGTACTAGGACGTAGAGGTTCAGCACTAGCAGGAGAGTGAAGTTTGTACCATAGTTTACGGGTGCATGGACCTCCAACATTAGAGAACCAGACTCTGGAAGATGACTTGTTGTCTCTAGGGTACAGCCCGCGTTCAAGAACACCACGCGACCTTTCGCCAAATACAGTTCCTTCACGGACTTCTTTCCTTCCTTCAATAACTAGTTGTTCAATATCCTCAACTAAGGTTTCAATCATCTAGGAGCCAACTCATAAAGAGGAAGCCAGCCCCGAAGAGAATCATAATATATAAAATCTCACTCATCAGAACGGCATCCCTTCTGGACGATCAGAGTCTTCCTGTCCCTCATCACTCTGGGTATTCTCCGGTTTATACTCAACCCACTCGTCAACTCGTACACCATCCAGACGAACGGTTGTGTAAGCCTGAGAGTCAGCGTTGATACCCTTGAAGACAGAGAGCTTGAGAGTGCAGATAGAACCGTTACCGATCAGGCCACGTCCATCCCAGTCCTTGTTGTTAGAGTCAACAACACGAGGGGGGCCACCCCATTCAGTGATCTCAGTACCGTCCCGCTTGAGAACAACATTCTTCCGCTTGAACTGGAAGTAATCAAGATCAGGGTCAACACCCTCATCATACGGGGCCTTATACTCCTTCTCGGAGTAGCGCTTGTTCCAAGACTTGATAAGCTTCTTGTCGTCTTTGTCCACACCCACGTCGATGGTGTACTGTCCACCCTCTGGTGCGTACTGGCCTTTATCAAGGTTACCGGGGAAGACCTTGGCAAACATGATCGGCCCCACAATATAATAAACCTGCTCCTTACTCATTCAAAGTAAACTCCTCTATCCCAAAATCGTATATAGTAGTATTCTTAAGCTCTCTCATTGCTATCTTGCGTCTAAACTTTGCTTGCTTTTCATCAGAGTAGACACCAAGAACTTCGTAGTCTCCAAAAAGTTCTTTCAAAACATAAACAACCAGCATCGCCTCTTCTCCTAATTTGTTACTAGTCTAGTCCAGCCCTCTTACGGGGCTGACACGAGGTAACCTGAGCTACGCTCCTACACGCTACTACGTACAAGCTTCGCGCTAGCTAAGAGTTAACCTAGTGTATTATCATCCGTGTTATACATATATTATACCCACAAATGCCCTGGTTGTCAAGCCTTTTGTTTGTCCTCCTCTGAATTCCCCTTGTCTTGGTATTCAGCAAGCACCTTCCTAACCAATTCGCAAGCCCCAAGTTTCCTTACGTGGTGAATCCCTTCCATCGTATCAACCAGTTTTCCATCTTCCCCATAGACGTCTACGCTGTAAATGTGTACACCACGCACGAAGAGGTTAGGAGGAACAAGCCCACAATTTGAGATATCAAATCTAAACAGCTCTCTCTTAGCACCCTCTGCCCCAAAAGGAACAATCTCAATCGTTGCTCTCAGTGTCATTCCAGAGTTCCTCCAAGCTTGTTAAGGTACCACTTAGCTTTCTCGATGTCCTGCCTCTGCCTCCCCTTGTATTTGTACCTCCACAAGTACTTCATAACATTACCCTTAAGGTATCCTTGGTACTCCTCCCTTCCCATACTGGCCTCGATAGCCTCGATAGCCTCTATACCATGTTTGTTCAGCTTGTAGTGGGCTGGTGAGTTAACCTCTTCGTCTTCAGTAGTACAGGTCATCGTCGTCATCCCCTCGTTCTCTTATCAACTCAAGCTCATTCTCTGCGTAGCATAAGTATATGTCTAAAGTATACGGGTACTTAGCCTTTGGGGCTACATCAACAACCACACTAATCTTACCTTCACAAGGTGTGTAGTACTGGTACCCCTCTACAGGGGTAATCACCCTGACGACATCTCCAATCTTGAATTTCATACACTCAGTGTGTTTCATACCAGTTCCTACCTATCTTGGATTCTCCAGCAAGGGCGACCGTCATACCTAGTTCTTCTCCTGCTCTCTTGATAGCCCCACACTGCAGCACTCCGATTCTCTTAGCTTCCTCCAAGTTATAAGCCTCTGTCTGCCATTCGTCGTGGACAAAGTCTACCTGCCTGTACCTTACGCCCTCCTTCTCTACCTCTTTGCGCCACAAGATGTTAGCATGTTTCATCACGCAAGCTTCTCCATTCTGAAGGTAGCCCGCGAGCATGATATGCTGATTATAATTGATAACCTTTCGTCCGTCAAGGCCGATGAAATAACCTCGTTCTGCATCAGACGGGATGACAACTCGCTTAAGGTTGTCGATTCCAGGTACACTAGACATGAACTTTGCAACAGCAGCTTTCGCCGCATCCCGTGTGCAAGAGAGGATTTGTGCAATCTTGTCCACTCCTGCTCCGAGAAGCCAAGCGTAGATGAAAGTCTTTGCGTCGTCTCTAGAACGACAGACGCTTCCGAGGAGCGAACGGTTAACTGAATGTACATCTGTTCCAAGGTCCTTGTTCCCTTCTACAATTGTCCTAGCGTATTCCTTGTTGGCTACATAGTGAGCGAACACCCTCATCTGTATCCCCTCAGCGTCGGTGCCCACCAGGTAAGCGCCTCTCTCCGCTTTCCACAGTCCTCGCAGGACCCCGTTGTACTTAAGCTTAACCTCCTCTACCTGAGTAGGAACCTTGCCACGACACTGGTCAGTAGTGAAGGTAGAGAAGATGTTCCCTTGGTTTGGCCTGACGTGAGACATCCTGTGTGTCCACGAACCAATACCGTTGAATCCTCCGTGTATCCTGCCTGTGGCTGGGTTAAACGCAGACAGCCATTCAACCAAGTCCCCTCTCCTACCCTCAAGGGTAAGCCACTTGGCTAACAGGTGAGCCCCTCTGGGAGCCTGAGGGGGTAGTGTCTCCAGGTTGGCCTCTGTGACCTGCCATCCGTACTCTTTAAACCTCAATAACCTATCATGCAGCTCTTTGCTTACACGGTTGTTCCTCTCTGCCTTTCGGTATTCTCTCTCACATTTCAGGTGGCCTCTGGTTTTATCCACCGGCTTCCACCCTGCTTTATTCAGGTACTCAACCCTTTGCTTTGCTGACCCTGGGTTAAAGGGCTCGTAGTGAAATCTGTAAAACTCTGATCCATCAGTTATACCTCTGATGTGGCCAACAATCCTAAGGGTCCCTTTAGCTGGCTGCCCATCCTTATTTACCTTTAACTTAACACCCCCGTCTTGGACTAGAACAGGGGGGATATCCCTGTGTATCTCCTCCTCAACACCCCTCATCTCTTTCTTGATAAGAGAAAGGTACTCCTCAGCCTTAGCCTTGTCGAAGGAGAATCCATTCTCGCGCATATCCCGGCAGATGTAGGCCATATCGTGCTCTACCCTGAGAGCCTTAGCCCACGCTGGATCATAGATGAACCGCTCTAGCTCCTTGTAGATACGGTGCTGGATTTCTACGTCTACCTTGCACCTTTCAATATACAAGTCGATAAGCTTTGGGTTGTTCCAGTCATCAACCTTTACCTTCTGCTCTAGATGGGGCCACTGTTTACCCCAGTTCTCTACACTGTGCCCACCCACCTTAGAAAAATTGACAAGCCTAGACACAACAAGTGTATCAATACAGCCACGCCAATCAATTTCAGCGCCATCAACCAGTCTATTGATGTTAGGGATATCATAACCAATAATATGATGACCAATGAAACAAGAGCCATCAGGGAAAGCTCTACTAAAAATTCCGATATTGTCCTGAGAAAAGACATGTACCACTCCACTTGCTACCTCCTTACAAACGATGCACCAAATCTTAGTGGGATTCTCGAGAGAATTAAACTCAGCGTCTATGATTACTTTCATAAATTTTGTATGTCCTCTAGTAGTAAAGGTCTTCGTCGCGGCTTGTCAAAAGCTTTAGCTCTTTCGCAGAAAAGTAGGTACCACCCCCTATTGCAAAATGAACAAAGACAGGATAGGTGGAGAAAGGTCCGGGTAATACACGTTCTACCACTCCAATACTTTTTCTCCTAGGTGAGTGGATATAATTGTGGACTTGGACTGTATCACCCACCATAAGCTCTTCACCCCTGCGAGTAATAGCCCTGCTATTATTAGTCATCTGTGCCTTCCTTCTAGTAGAAAAGGTCCTCGGTATCTTCTGGTATCTTTGCTATGTGGTCATCTGAACCAACCCAATAGCCGATACTAATGCATACCTTAGACATACTTGGAAAGTAACACTTGGCATAAATTCCACGTTTAGGGGTTGATAACACCTTACCTACATCACCAACCCTGACACCCCCACCGTTCTCCTTGATACAGACTACAGTATCACCTTTCTTAACCTTCATGTTCTTTCTCCTTAAAATGGTAGCGGCTTCTCTGGTTTACCAAGTGCTTGGGATTCATCTATACCTGCCACAGGCTTCCCACCCCTCTTGGCTTCTGTCTTATTCCAGTCTTGGTGGAACCACCCCTCACAGATAGTCGAGGTCTTCTTGTCCCAGTAGTAGGTACCCGCTGGACCAGTGGTAGAGAACGGCCTGTTCTTTGTTACCTTGATCCAAGTGTGGTTTCTGTCTACCTCATCAACAGCTTCCAGGTCCCTCTGAAGATCAATACGGATACTCGAAGCTTTCCCAATCATCCTGCTGTTTCTGGTCTTGCCGTCGTCTGTAAGATGAGCTGTCCATACCACACCAACAGGGTAGTGTTGCACAAAAGCCTCCACCTTCATGGCCAGCATGTCTAGCAGTTCAACTCTGGATTCATCTTTGTCTGGGTGGAACTGGTTAACCGGGTCGATAAAGATATACTCAACATCACACACAGTAACCAAGTACTTAAACTGTTCAAGGATCATTTCGACTGTAGGCTCAGATTTGAATTCAAACAGGAACAGGTTCTTGTACCCGTCTGTTAGGTCGTACAATTCCTTACTTATCTTATCGTTCTCAACAGGATTATCCGGGTCTCTAACATCCTTATCCATACTGAACCCAGCAAGATTTCGGAGTAGAGTTTTCTTCGTCTCTTCCATATGCAGGACAGCGATCTTCTTGCCGATAGCCAAGGCATCACACTCCAGAGACCTGAGGATTTCAGTCTTACCAATCCCTTCTTGTCCGGTGATAAGAGTGATGTGGTTTGTAGGGATGCCCTTGATAACCTCGTTAAGAGAATTGTTGCTGGTCTCGAAGTAGGACTCTGTCATCTCGTCTGCTAAGATAGAACTGAAGTCTTCTTCTGTGTGGTACACGTTGTCTACTGTCATTATAGCAGCGTTGTTCCACGCCTGTACCCACTCCTTATCATCCCCAGCCTCAAGGTACGCGTTAGCATCCTTGTGCTTAGTCATAGACACCTTGCGGACCTTAGAAGGAAGCATCTCTGCCAACAGGGCGGCTGCCTCTTGACCAGGACCATCGTTATCCACAGCCAGCTTGACAGTTTCGAAGGTTGATAGGTAGTCGTACACCTCCTTCTTACTGAAGTTTGCAGAGGTCAGAGCTACAACAGGCTGGATAGTCTTCTTACCGTAGTTGAGCATCTGGTAAGCAGCCGCCCAATCCTCCTCCCCCTCCACTACAGTGACGTAGTGGGCACTACCTGCGTTGAATAGATTGGTGCCGACCAGGCCCTTAGGGTACTTGCCCTCGATAAAGAAAGCTCCCTTCATCTTGTTCTGCTTTCGTACCACATCCCTGAATTTGCTGCCTGTAGGGGTGCGGTACTCCCGGAACATCACGTTCCCAGCCTCGTCACAGTAACTGTGGATGCCCAAGATTTCACATACTGCGGCTTTGATACCCCTGAATCCCTCGTGAAAGACAGGCTCTCCGTAGTCCTTGGGCTTTTTGGCGAAGTCCTCAGGGAACCAGCTACACCCGCAAGAGAAGCAGTGGCCATGCTTGTCACCGTAGAGGGTGTACGCATCTGTACTCCTCTTCTCTGGGTGCTTGCACCCTCCGACGTGGTCAGGGCAGGGAAGCCCGCTCTTGTCACCCTTAGCCATCTTTGTCGTCCCTTCCTTTCTAGTAGTACAAGTCTTCGTCTGGCTCGGATACCATCTCAAGGTCTTCTGGGAAGTGGTAACTTAAAAATGTTTCTTCATCCCAAAGTACCTTGTACTTCAAAGAGCTCCTCTTGTCAAATTCCCAGTAAAAGGACTTAAGGATTGTTCCTGGCCTATCCCTGTTGTGCAGAGGAAAAGTTACAGCAAGAGGCATTTGTGCTTTCTTTGATAAGCGAACTCTAGTCCCCGGTCGCAGGGTCATCTTCCTTATCCTCTTCTGGGTCCTCGAAGTCTTGTAGTGTATCCAGGATTACCTCCTCACAAGTCTTACAGGTGTCCTCTCCTGAGTGGAAGAAGTGTAGGTTAGATTGGCTGTCGTCAAACATCTCATCACAAATCCTGCAGCGTTTCATCTAAGTATCCTTTAATTACTCTTGGCCTATGGTACATCTATAAAAGGTAGATCGTAAGTATCGTTGATCTTGTCTGGGTTCAAATCAAACTTGGTGGCAAAGTGTTTGAAGTAGTTGACAGCAGTAGTACCCGCTAACCCAGGGGCTGTATTCACCTCAAGCACACAGGCTCTGTTGTTCCTTGCATTGTACACTACATCTACCGCCCCAAAATCCAATCCACATACTCGGACAGCTTCGACCGCGTTTCTTGTGACACTTTCTGGGGGATCAACTTCACTCCGGCAGAATACGAAACCGTTGGCCAAGTTTCGAATTCTGTAGTTGACTTCTTCAAGAGGGGTTTCCTTCTTTTTCCTTTTCTCTTGGACATCGATAACCATCCCGTCTGCTATGTGGACTCTGTACTCGTGCTTCTTTTTAACATACTCAACAAAGAGTGTGCCTTCTGGTAGCTGTCTGACCCCATCAGATGTCCCCACTTCCACAATCCCATCTCCACCGCTTCCCGTAAGCTTAGTCCTTGCAAACAGTAGGCCGCAATCTGCGAGGATATCTTCCGCCTCAGCCCTTCGAACAGTGAATCTCGGGAGTTCAACCCCTCCTGTCTCTCTGCATAGTTCAAAGAATCGTCTCTTGTTTGTTGCATTTCCTACAGCTTCCGGTTTGTTTTCAATGTGTGCTCCTTTCAACTCGTATGGGAAGTTGCTGGAGCCCCAGTTGATAACAACTCTATGCTTTCCACCAGAAAAAGCAGAGCCCTCTGTCCGTATGATCCTCACACCTAGAGACCTGGCCAGCAACTTGCCACCTTGAGACGCCCTATCGTGCCGATACAGGAATACATTCTTCTCTTCCAAAGCCATATCAGTCCCTCCTAGTAGTACAAAACTTCGTCCAGCTCAGACAATACTTCAAGTTGGTCTTCATAGAAGTTACCTAAAAATTTTCCTTCGTCCGAGTATAACTTACACAGTAGACCCCATACGGTAGGTTGAACATAAGCGACTGTTCCTTCCTTAAATACGCTAATCGAAGGGCAACGCCTACGCATAAAATTGCGCTCCTTCGCTGCTAAACGAACTCTAGCCCCTGGTAGCAGCTCCATCTTCCTTGGCCTCTTCTGGGTTCTCAAAGTCAATCCCTCCTAGTAGAACAAATCCTTGTCGTCTTCTTCCACCTTAACCCAGTTACGCTTACTACAGTACCAGTAAATAGGCAGGAACACTTCAAACCCGTGTGCTCCTCTGGGTTTTGCTTCTACAACCACACCTACTGGGAAAAACTCATCCCCAATACAACCAGTCGATCTGATCTTCTGGATTAACATCATCAGTCCTTTCTAGTAGAGCAAATCCTCACCCATATCTTCTTTGGCTACCTCAGCCCAACTGTGCTGGCTGCAATACCATCCTTGGGGTAGACCCTTCCGGGGAAGAAGCCTGTGCCCGAACCTTCCAACGATATCTACCTTTACAACTGTACCTATCGGGAAAAGTCTATCTGATACCAAACCACCTGATCTGACCTTCTGGATTAGCACTTTACCACTCCTCTGTAGAATAGGCTATGTCTTGGGCCAGCCTTGCCCCTCTCCTCAGTATAGATGTAGCCTCAGGGTGAACCAAGAAGGAGCCAGCTTCCTCTGGCCCGAGGATATGCCTTACGAATTCAGCCTCCCCTCCTTCGCTAAAGTTCAAAACAACTTGCTTTGGGTCTTTGAACAACCTGGAATTCTTTACTACGGAATCAAGAATGTTAACCCACCGAGTAATGTACAGGTTATCCAGGGAACCACGCAAGGCTCTGAACTCTACTGTCCCATACTTGAACAGGCTAGTAAGGTTCAAGGCACAGTACCTGATAGTGTTGTTGCCGAGGTATGTCCCGATGAATCTTCCAGTCCTTACCTCTTCTGAAAGGGTATGGATAACCCATTCTGCATCTACAGCCCGTAAGCAGAAGTGGTTACCTTGCCTGCCTTCTCCAAACTGGGAGGACAATAGTTCTTCGAGGGTGTACCACACACAGAGGAAGGTGTAGAACTCTTTGACTGAGAGGTTGGACACGTCGTAGTGGATGTGTGTCCCTGCTCTAACTGAGTCCATTACTTGTGTGTTACTTGACTTGATTATACCCTTCAGCTCAAGTAGTACCTCGTTTACTTTACTAGTTCTTACAGGGGCACGAAGGACAAACTCAGCAGAATCTGCCCCCCTAAGTGAGCCATCAATCTGCTTGGACCAGCGCGAAGTATCGAATTCTCCCACACCAGGCATAGGGCTTGAAGACTCAAGTTCGATCTCGATGCCCACCCCCTTAGGGCTCTTTTGTTTTGCACCCACCATTTGGCCAACCGTAGTCTCAGGACACGTCAAGATTAACCTCCTCTTTGATCAGCTCTTTCAGCCACATGTTCTTTTCAGGAACCTTTAATAAACCGTTCTCGTTATTAAAGGAACCGACAGGAAGGTAGCACTTGTAAACAAGAGTGTAGTTCTCGGATACACTAAAGTTTCTGGAGATAGCAACTGATTTGTAGGCATCTTCAACCTTCCCCAAAGCCTCTTCCACTTTAGAGTACTTACAAAAAATAGGCTGGGCTAGAGAGAAAAGGTTAAAGGTTACACTCCGCTCTATTCTTCCTTCCTTCAGGCAGACAATATTTTTAGCCCTAAGACCCTGTCTCCAGTCGTCCCTTAGAGGGACACGGGACACAAACATAGCCTCCCCGTCGAAGTCTGTATTACCTAAGGCAGGGGAGCTAATCCTTACCTCCTTTAGGGGTACTACAGCAGTCTTAAGAAGTGTCCGACCCTCGATAAACTTATCAGGCCTTACTGCTTCCACGTAGATCATCCCGTCAGAGGGTGGATAAACTAAGAAGGTTTTCTCCAGCCTGCTTTTAACATAGCGAAGGTCAAACTCCTTATCGTCGTACATCTCATACTGCCTTGTTGTCTAGGCTCGGATGAATAAGAGGTAGGTACTTACCCTCTGGGCCAACAGGAATGTGGTCTCTTCCGTTGTTGACGATCCAACTAAACGCTTTTGCCACACATTCTTGCCGGTAAGGAGAGGTCTGAGACGGCGCTGAGTTTATCTCGATAATGAAGGGTCTACCGTCCTCGTCAATTATTACATCGACACCACCAAAGTCAAGACCACTGTGGTTAAAGGCTTCAATAGAGGCCCTAACAGCAGAGAGTGGCCACTCACCCCACCTTACGTTGTCAAACCTTCCCCCTTGGGCTACGTTCCAAGCGATATCTTCGGGGTTTCCCGGTGTTTTTCTGGCAACCCAGACTGCTCGCCCACTACAAACGAACACTCGGTATTCAGCCACCTTGTTGATGAGCTCGCTGATATAGTAGTTACCCTCGCCTAACTCCTCACATTTTTCAAACAGGTTATCTTCGTCTTCTCCGTCATCCCCCAATTCAAATACCCACAGGTCCCGCCCTTGGGAGTGTGTGGCAGGTCGGACAATCACTGTTCCTACGTCTGGGTAAGAGAAAGAATCGGCGGCATCCACAGCGGAGAACCACGTCCTTGGGGTAATCTCTGGGCTACGCTGGGCCATTAACCCACGAAATAATTTCTTGTTTCCAGCAAGGTGGATAGCTGAAGCCTGGTTGATCACATTTAATTTCCTAGGTAGGTTAGACGTGCAACCCCACCGGAATACGTAGTCAACTTTGTCTGGCCACGGATCGTCCAGCCAATTACGAATGACAACAGCCTCCTCCATGTTTGCTGCGATGCCCTCAGTGCTTGTCTTGCCAAGCTTCTTCCGCCTTAGAAAAACTGACGTTGACATTGTATCCCTTTCTTTACTCGGTTACGTTGTAAGTCTTAGCCCAGTCTACAGCAAGTTTAGTCTTGCTGTTGTTGATGATATCTACTACGTCTGGTGTGTGGATAAGCTTGTGCTTCATACAGTTTGAGAGTGCTGTTTTGATAGCGTCAAACACCTTGACCCTGGCCTCAGGGTTTCCAACCCACACGTTAGAGGGAACCCTATACTCCAGACCATAAGGCTTAGGTCTGAATGCCCCAGCCTTGCCATACATCTGTCGGCGCTCCTCGTTAGGGTCAACGATAACACTTACAATACCTACGGTAGCGTCTAGTTCCCTGGCAACCAGAGAGCACAGCCTCATGTGTCTGAGACTACCCACCGCCAGGTTCTTGCCCCACCCAATATGGATGTGCCCCGCACCAGTCCTCATTGTCTCTTTCGGGGGCTTGGGAACATCGTTCTGGCTTTCTGTCCAAGCGTTGAAGTCGGGGTCACAACCTAAAACCTTATCCTTCTCTGGAATCTTGGACCAGTAGTCCTTGTCGAACTCAACAACAGGTCTGAACGTTAGCTTATACCTCCCGATACCCCCTTGCTTTTTGGTGTGGCTGTCTATAAACTCCTGCACACACCTGATCGTACTGTGTAAGTCGTTACTACCGGTAAGCGAAGACTTAACAGGGGCAGGGGAGGTGTTGAACTCCAAGGCCACCCCATCCCTTTGGACCCTAACACCACTTGTGATACTGTAGGGGTTCTTCTTGGTGCCGAGAGGCCACATATAGGAAGGGGCAAGAATCCTCTCTTCCTTCGTGTCAAAGATAAAACCCTCTGGGTCAAACCCTACAAGGAAGTCGTGACCATTCACTTGCATGGCTAGTTAACCTTTCTGTCGTTCTTAGATGTAGTCGCACAAGTCTCACAAGCAGGCGACTCGGAGTCTACCCATTGCACACTCTTCCTGTCTTCCCACTTAAGCTTATCCCCACAAAACACACAACCATTTTCTACTAGTCTGGCCCACCTGCTCTTGTGTACCATCTGGCCATGCACTGTATGTGCGTAGTCCTCGATGAACTCAACTTCTGAACCAGCAACACTTCGATACCCCGGCAAAAGCTTAGACAGGTTCCACTTATTAAAGTATGCTGCTGGCTTAACGGGCGGGGTATACTTAAACTTGAAGGGCTTTGTTGGTACCGAGCTGAACAACACCACCTTCCCGTCCTTCACCCCCCACCTGTGTACCTTGTCGGGCAAGACAGACCGTACACCAGACTCCTTGTTATACTCCACACCAGTACGGCCTAGTGCAACGTGTAGCATCCAAGCTTCGCTGGCGTAGAAGATAGTCTTCTCATCCTTTGTCTTGACCACAAACAAATCTCTCTTGTCGTTCCTTGCCAAATACAAAGTGTCGTCGGTTAGGTCGTGCCACACAAAAGCATACTGCCCTCGGATATCTTCGAAGGCATCCTCTGGGTTATCAAACGAGTCGATATACCTAAGGCAAATCTCGCTATCTGTCAACCCTTGCTTGTACGTCTTAAGGCTAGAGAACACTTCTTTCGGTATCGTACCGTTGTGCATTCCAACCAGCTTATCACTCAAGAAAGGGTGAGCGTTGTCGATGCTCACCTCACCAACAGTCTTTGACCTGTGGTGGGACAAGATAGAGATAGGGGAGAGGATTCCGTCGATAGTCTTTCTCTTCATAGAGAAAATACTTTCGTGGGCTGTCATAAAGGACTCAACCCCACCTAAGGACTTGCGAATATCTACATCGTCCTTTGTATTCTTTGGAATTATAGCCACCCCTGTCGAGTCAGACCCTCTGAGTTGAGAGAACACCATCAGGTGAACTAGGGCTTGCTTCTCTTTGAAGCTGATATCTCCGTAGACTCCGCACAATCCGCACATCAGTTCACACTCCTTCCTTAAAGGCCAAGTTTTCCAAGGCTGAGAAGTACCACGCTTGGCAAGAATCTCCCGGCCCTACATACTCTGGATGGGGCTGGTAGCACAGACTCCTGGTCTTGCTGTAGTACACACACTCCACATCCTTGGACTTACCAACAACACAACGAACCTCACCGTCCCCACTTCTCTTGTACATCGAGATACTGGAGGTAAGCAGGACGTTGCCGTTGCCACAAACAGGAATCTTCATCATCTGGTGGTGGGTGGATGTCACCTGAAACCTACCATCCTCACTCTTGGTGGCTGACTTTAGGTTCTTGTTCTGGTAGTCATCAAGCCAAACGTTCTCTTCGAATACTGCCTCGTGATTTCCAAGGTGCCCATCCACATCTTGCCACAGCCTGCCTCCGTTCATAACATGAAGGAACTGGCCTCCTCTACAGATACCAGCCGTCGCCTTACCTAGAGATAGGGCTAAGCTGAAGATGTCTCTTTCGTAGATATCCCTCTCTGTGTTTACGTTCGTAGTGGGCAGACTCTTCTCGTTGTACAACATAGGGCTCACATCTGCCCCACCTGTGAACTGAACCAGATCAGCATCTTCGATGTTGTCAACCAACCACCATTTGTTCCTCTTCCTGAACATCTCCTGGCATCTGATGTCCCCCCCTACGACGTAGACTGTCTTGATATTCTCGGTAACCCGACAACTCATGCTGCTGCCTTTCCTTCTGGTTTAACAGAGGCTTTTACCTCTGCGTATAGGTCGTCAACCAACCCCCTCAAAACTTCGAAGTGGTTGGGTCCTTTCTCTCTGTTTACAAACAGCTCTGGCAAGAGATTAAAGGGGTTAGGATCAACCTCTAACTTCTTATCCCCCTGAAAAACAGAGAAAGATTTGTGGTCGCCAAGCCACGTTGTAAGCCTGTTTTCTGGGGTTAGCTCCTGTGTATTCCAGTAACGAGGAACACCATCATATCTGTTAACCTCGTGCATCTCTGTAAACCTTTTTGGTTTCCGATAGTTGCAAAAGTTATACAGAGCTTCCTTAACCAAGAAGTTAGGGTATATTGTTACGTGCCCAGTCTCGATTATGTTGTGTATAGAGTTGTCCTCCTTTACTTGGAACATAAAGGACAGGAAGAATGCCTCATCCTCTGAGAACAGACCGGAAGAAACCAGAGAGATGAAACTGGAAACAACCCTGGGCTTCTCCCAAGTATGGCGTATCGCCTTGCAGGCCATACCGCTTATCTGTTGGGGGTTGTCGTAGCAAGACACAGCAATGCCACAAGTGTACACCGAGGCCGCAGACTTTGTAAGGTAAGCATCCCTGAACGGACTCCTGTTGAACAGGTAGTCGTAATACACTCTTGCATTCTTCTTTGAGAACCGCTCCTCAGCATCTGAGTACTCTGTGTTTACAGAATGAATAACATACTTGGAGCCACCTTTCCTGCCGTAGCCTGAGGCGATATCAGCATGACAAGGAGCCCCGTAGCTACGATCTACAATCCGTGTATTGGCCTCACTTACCATCACGTAGGATACCGTAGCCTTCTTGCTCCAAGACTTCTGAGCCTTGTAGAATTCTGTGGCCTCGGCGAGAAGTTCTTTGTTCGGCAACCTTTCAACCATGCTTCACCCTTTCCGAAACATTAAGACGCCTTACTGACTCAGGCCAGTAGAGCACCCCGTTAGAGTCAGGCTTGTGCTGCTCACCAACCACAGACCTGCCACTCACCCAGTGGTACATCTCTACCTTGTCACCAGAGAACAAAGCGATAGGTGTGGGGGTTCTCCGGTAAAAATTAGGGTGCCCCTCCAGCCTGTCCAACCTGGGCAGCACACTATCACTAACTTCCCATACCTCACCGGCCACCCTACCCACAAACTCATCCGAATCCTCTTCCTCAGCAGGCCGGGCAAGAGGGAACCCCCTACCAAACATAACAAAATCTTCCAAGGTACACGCCTTGTATAGCATACGAGACTCACCCATCAGGTGGTTGTTAGCCTGCCCCTTCAACAGAGTACCGTAGACAAATACTAAGTTCACTTTGTTGTCCTTCCCTTCTCTAGTAGTACAGTTCTTCGTCACGATTTGCTAAAAGCTTTGGCTCTTTCGCAGAGCAGTTTGTTAGAAGCTTTAACTCCTTTGCAGAAAAGTATTTATACCCTTTCCCTTCCCCAAAATTAACATAGATAGGGTACCCGCCACGAGCTTGGTGTAGCACAGACACTACCACACCGATCTCTTTTCTCCTGGGCAAGTGAGCATAATCACAGACTTGGACTGTATCACCAACCATAAGTTCTTCGCCCATACGGGTGGTAACACTGCTGTTATTAACCATCTGTGCTTCCCTTCTCTAGTAGTACAGCCCCTCTTCTAAGGCAGCTTTCCTGACAAACCTTGAGTATTTAACAGGTGTATTACACACCCAAACAATACCATTGTGGACCTTCTCAACTTTATATGTTTCACCCTGCTCGAAATACCAGCCCTCCACACAAACAACTTCTTCCCCCTCTACTAGAGGTGGATCAAGAAAATCAGCTCTGAATAGTTCATCCTCCTTATTATAGGACATACCACAGCCCTCCCCAGAACAGGGCACAAAGAGTGACAACAACCACCCACACCTTGCCTCGATAACTCACGACAGCCTCCCTTCTCCTGAAGTTATAAGAGTGAACACACTCTCGATGACCAGGTACAGGGTAGAGTAGACCTCCACCATCATACCACCAAACACCACCCACCAGAAGGCAGATAGCAGGATCGTTCCGACAATAACCCGCTTGTCAAGCAGCCTAGCCATAGCTTCTCCCCTTCCCATGCTTTTCTTCTATTGTCTCAGCCAAGACAACAGCTTCTTCAATCGACCAGCACACCCTCAAGGTGGAGCCTGGATAGACACCATAGATTTCGCAAGCATAGTGAGGGGCTTCGAGCCTCACTCTATCCTCCCTGTCTGTTGGGGTAATCCTCCACCCCTTACTCTTGATAGCATCAAGCCTCTTGGCCAGGCTATCCATGCTTACTTCTCCTCTATAGTCTTGATGCACCCGATAACCTCGCCTTCTTTGTTCACGATAGACCCATCCTCTTTGATGTGGTCAGACCCAAGGCTATCGTAGATGAAAGGGAGAAGGACTTCAGCCTTCCACTTCTTTCCTTTATCGTTGTATTCCACAAACCTTATCACAGTTTATACCCCTGTTTACTTTTGGTTAGTGAGTTGTTGTTGCTACCCCTTGCAAGCTATTCAGTGTCAGGTCAGGCGACCTTCGAAGTAGTGTTAGTAACACTACCCACAGGCAGGTGGACCTTGTGCGCGCCCTGGAAGAGCGGCTTGTCGGCCTTCGGTTGCGGCTTGTCGAGGTCCTTGCTGATCTCCCACTTGTCGAGGATGCCCTTGATCAGAGCCTTATCCTTGGCGTCCATCATGATGGGGCGTTCCTTGAAGTTCTCGGGATACTCCGAGTACTCAGCAGCGATCTTGTCCGACTTCGACAACAGGCTCTTGAGCCTGCCGTACTCGTTGAACGTCTTCGCATCCTGACCAGTCTGCCCCATCGCATCCTCATCAGCGTAGTAAGGCGAGGACAAAGCCTTGTCGAGGTCGATAGTCTCACGCTTGGCACCATCCTTCATCTTGAAGGTAGCGCCGTCAGCCTGAAGCTTCATGCGACCCCACTTCTCGAACCACTGGATGAGGCCGCGACGATGCGAGCCTTTGCCCTTCAGTTCGGTAGTCATCATCGAGCAAAGCGACGTGTCACCATGCTTGATGTAGTGTTCGAGGCACCATCCTGCGCAGCGAGCCGTCCTCACTGACAACTTCTCCTGCGCTGCGGCGATAGCCTTGATTTCCTTGCGGATAGTCTCTGCGTTACGTGCCATCTCTTTACTTTCCTTTCTGGCCCTTCGGCCTAGGTTCAGATGACTTGCAGAGGTAGCAACAACAACTCACAGTGCTTAGCCCACCCGGTGCTCTGACACCAGGCAGGCTATCACACATCAGACCCTTTCGGGTCTTTAATTTCCCCAGCTCCTTCCCTCTAGGAGATGTCTCACTCCTATGCGGTGGCAGGCTGCTACCCTGCTAGGCTGGCGTCTCTTACTCTCAACCCAGGTTAAACCTGTTAAGCTGCGCTTCCTTGGTTAGCAACCACTACTGGTTGCAGGTTAAAGACCGCTCGCAGAGTTAGCAGAACTCCGGCGCATACTCATTCCCATTTCCAGCCTTGCGGCTGAAGCTGTTGGGCTGCGGAAAGGATAGCATCTCGCATATCCTTCCGGTCAGAGTGCAATGACCTAACGAATACAGGAAGCATAAAGCAACGCGCTCCCTCTGTCAACACAAAATTACCTAACGAATCCAGGTAGTAAGAGGAAAGGCACTTGCGTGCCTAACCTTCTATCCTCTGTACCACGATGTTAGACCGATCAACATTAGAGCGATCTTTGATCGGGTTGCGGCAAGCTAGGGCATCATCAGCGCTCTGGTAGTCTGCAACAAAGCGCTGTGTCCCATCTGGATGGACCAAGTATCTCCGCCAGACCCCGTTGATCGGTTTAACCCGAACACCATGGCCTGTTTTCGGCGGTGTCTTAAGCCTCGGTGTTGCTTGAACCTTAACAGCATTCTTGCGGATGCTGTCGGGCTCAGTAAGACCGTTTGGTCTCAAGCCCTCACCTTGGACACTCTCTAACCTACAGCCTATGTTCCTGCGAACAATCGGACTATCGGTCGTCGGCTTGCGTGTGCCCCATTCGCTGAAGGCATCGCGGCGGATATACTCGCGCCATGCTTTGCGGGTGGTGAACAGTTTGCCGCTGTAGGTGTCCACCCAGTATTTGCCGCCCTTTACGTGAGCGAGACGATCAGTCATAGTGTTACCTTTCTTTCCGTCGGTTGACCCACTATTGCAGCGCCGCAACGCTGCAAGAATTGATCAATCGTTTCAGTACTTGGGTCGGCTGAACAACATGACCACGGCCTTGAGCGTGATGCAGGCGATCGCAGGGATCAGCGCCACGGTCAGCGCCACGGAGAGCAGGTTGACGACCAGCTCCAAGTCCGGGAGGAATTCAACAGTCTGCGCGGGATCGAGCATGGGTTGTTCCTTTCATCTGCCCGGTCTCTGCCGGGAACAAACTGAATATGCGCCTTGCTCACCAGATAATCAAGTAACAAGATGTTACAGAATGTTTCAAAGAGTAACGTAAATGTTTGTTGTATGTGTGCAACAGGTGAGACTAAAGTGGTGTCAAGAGAAGAGATAGGGTTGACAAGAAAAAAGCCAGGTAGTGTGGTGTTTTAGCCACAGTAGGGGAGTTTGGGGACAAATCACGTTTTTTGATGGGTTCAGGGCCAAGCATCACAATCCGTGATACCGGGGCAGGGGGGGTCGGGGTGCCTTATATTTAGTACTATCAGGTGATAAAATTTTCTAGCAAAATTCCGCCCTGTGGAAAAAGTGTAAAAAAAGTTTACCTCATAAGCCTTCTTACTGCATTTTTTTCTTGACAAGCATCAAGAAATCGGATATAATATATGTATAACACGGATGATAATACACTAGACTAACTCTTACTCTTCTCTTAGGCTAGCGCGAAGCTTGTACGTAGTAGCGTGTAGGAGCGTAGCTCAGGTAGACGTTAGTCCTAGGTTACTCCGTATCAGCCCCTAGGGCTGTAGTAGGCCGGTAACACATAGATAGGCCGAAGGCCAGATTAATCCTTTAAGGAGCCCGCCCCTCAATATGCAGACAGACACCAGCAGCAATACCGGAAGCTCCTTCGAGGTTTCCAAGAGCAGGCTTCTTAATGCTTCGAATACCAGGCTTGGTAGAGCCTTGTTCATCGAGTTTGACAACATCTATGATACCAGGTTGGCTGTGTATTCCCTCTCCAGAGAAGATAAGGTGGTAGACGGAGTAACCTATCCCTCTTTGTACAAGCTGTATCTGGCTACAGAAGATATCACCGAGGCTGAGTTTGTAAACCTGTACATGTACGACCTGAAGCAGTGGGAGCAGCTCTGTGAAGCCCCCTTCTTCCGCGAGGAGATTGCTCAGTGGCGAAAGGAACTCAGGCTGTATAAGCTTAGCCAGATGGTCGCCACTCTGGAGGAAGACGTAGCCAGGGATACCAAGACTGCTACTTCCTCTGCCAAGTTCCTTATCGAGAAGGTTTATAATACTTCGGGTAAGGCGGCGGGCCGTCCGGCTAACAAAGGGCGTGCAGAAAAAGAAGACTCTTCCCTCTTCTCCTCCACTACTGAAGAGCTACGAAGGGTGTTGAACGATGGGGCTGCCTGACAAACAAAACGTTGTACAAGAGGCTTTGGATACAGCCAGCCTGGGGGCAGTCATAGCAACTCTAGCCGAGGTTATCCCTCTCGTCTTTGGCTTCCTGGCTGCTGGATGGTATATCCTGAGATTCATGAACTGGTACCGGGTTAACTATCAAGGAAAAGAACCTTGGGAACTAAGATAAGCTTTAACAACATCACAGCCTCCTTCCAGAGTGCTGATGCGATGAATGCTATCTTCGATCTTATCGAAGGTGAGTTCGACAAGTGTCTCTATAGGGATGGTACCTCCCCTAACCAGATGACTGCTGATCTGGATATGAACAGCAACGACATCCTGAATGTGGGCACCATCTCTGTTGACGACATCCTTGTTGACGGACAGGCTCTTGGAGTTTCTGTTCTGGCGGCGGCTACCTCAGCTTCTGATTCTGCCGACTCTGCTGCAGCTTCTGCTGCTAGTGCTGCTGAGGCCGCAGCCTCTGCTCTTGCTGCCGCTACCAACGCTTCCTTCCTCGGTCTGGATGACACCCCGGCTACCTACGTTGGACAGTCTGGCAAGTTCCTGACGGTTAACGTAGGTGAGACTGCGCTTGAGTTCTCCACCTCTACAGGCTCTGAGCCTTCTGACGGGGACAAGGGGGACATCACGGTTTCCTCCTCCGGGGCTGTGTGGACTATCGACGACGGTATCGCCGTAACATCTTGGAATCTTACTACCCCGACGATCACCACCAACTTCACCTTTGACAGTGTTATCGTGACCGGCCTGACTGGTGTGGATGTGTCCCTGGTCTCAGGTACAGCAGGTACTGCCAGCAACCTGGCTATGTGGAATGCCGACGGTGATGTGGTTGACTCTACCTTCTCTGTGATCGACGAGGACAGCTTTGCCTCTGACAGCGCAGTCAAGGTTCCTACCCAGCAGAGCGTCAAGGCTTACGTGGACGCGCAGGTTGCTACCACTTCTGATGTCTTTGGCTCTGCCCTGCTCCACCTCCAGGACCAGCAGGCCTCTGGTGCTAGCGGTGGCACGTTTACATCAGGAGCTTGGCGGACAAGAACTCTGAATTCAGTTCTTACAAACGAGATTACAGGAGCTTCACTAGCTACCAATCAAATTACACTTCCTGCTGGAACCTATTGGATCGAGGCTGAAGCACCTGGCCATAGAGTAGACCCTCATAAAGCAAAGTTGTACAATGTAACAGACGCCAGCGATACTCTCATTGGTTCAAGTGCGGATTCTGGGGGTGATGCGTCTTTTGTTCAGACGTATAGTACTATAAAAGGACGATTTACTATAGCCGCTCCAAAAGTTTTTGAAATTCGTCATAGGTGTACGTCTACCAGGTCAACAAATGGATTAGGGTCGGCTTCGTCTTTTGGAGTAAACGAGATTTACTCTGACCTGAGGATTTGGAAGATTGCTTGATATCTTTCTTCATGTTGCTGCTGCTGCCTTTCTGACTGGGGGCTTTGTCTTCGCCTCTACACCCTGGAAGTTTATGGCTGTATCTAACGCCTTATTCTGGATTGGTAGAGAAGCTGCACAGCATAACTGGAAACTGAGGTGGGATTTTGAATGGATCGCGCCAGCTCTAACCGGAGTAGTAATCGCCTATGCAGTCCACAGATATCTCGTCAAAGCTGGATGAAGTCAGAGAACTAGCTGAGGCTAACCTGTCTGCCTTCATCAGACTTGTAGACAAGAACAGACTGCTAGGGCATGTCCACGAAGACGTAATTTCATGGTGGACAAGGCCGGACGCCAAAAGCCACCAGCTTCTTCTTCTCCCCCGTGACCACATGAAGAGTGCTCTTGTAGCCTTCAGAGTGGCCTGGGAGATCACGAAAGACCCTACGCTTCGCGTCTTGTATATCTCTAGCACAAGCAATCTTGCTATAAAGCAGCTTGGGTTCATCAAGAGTCTTTTGACTAGCGAAGTCTACAGGAAGTACTGGCCTCTGCACGTACACCCGGAGGACGGTAAAAGAGAAAAGTGGACAGAGAGTGAGATTGCTCTGGACCACCCACTCCGGAAAGAACATTTTGTTAGAGACCCTACGATATTCACAGCTGGTCTTACTACCTCTGTTACTGGTCTTCATTGCGATATCGCTGTTCTCGATGATGTAGTTGTCTTCGAGAATGCCTACACCAGAGAGGGCAGAAACAAGGTTAAGTCGCAGTATTCTCTCCTCGCCTCTATCGAAGGAGCTGATATGAAAGAATGGGTGGTGGGTACTCGTTACCACCCTAAAGACCTGTACAACGATATGTTGGAGATGTACGAGGATGTCTACAACAACGAAACAGGTGAGATTGCTAACTCGCGACAAATTTATGAAGTCTACCAAGCAGTCGTTGAAGAAGACGGCAACTTCCTCTGGCCGAGGCAAAGGAGGTCGGATGGTAAGTGGTTCGGGTTTGACAGGGCGATCCTCGAAAAGAAGAGGGCACAGTACTTAGACAAAGTTCAGTTTCGCGCACAGTACTACAACGACCCTAGTGACCCGGAGAACCGACCCATTGATTATGACAAGTTCCAGTACTTCGATCCCAACCTACTCAAGCTTCGTGGAGGAGACTGGTATTACAAAGACAAACGACTTAACCTTGTGGCAGCAATTGACTTTGCCACTTCTGTTTCCAAGCGAGCCGACTACACCGCCATCGTCGTTATCGGAATTGATTCAGAGTCGAACATTTTCGTCCTTGACGTCAAGCGGTTCAAGACTGACCGTATATCCGACTATTACAAAGAACTTCTGGTTCTCCTTAACAGGTGGAGCTTTCGTAAACTACGAGCCGAATGCACAGCCGCTCAAGCAGCCATCGTCAAAGAGCTGAAAGAGATGTATCTCAAGCCTAATGGTATCGCTCTGAAGATCGACGAGCATCGCCCTAACAGATACGATGGTTCCAAGGAAGAGAGGATGTCTGCCATTCTGGAACCCAGGTATGAGAACAGGATGGTTTACCACGGTCGTGGTGGCAACTGGCAGCTTCTGGAAGAAGAACTGGTTTCGAACAACCCAGCTCACGACGACATCAAAGACGCCCTTGCTGCAGCCATCGAGATCGCAGTAAAGCCTTCTCATTCGGTAGCCAAGAATCTCTTTCAGGACAACAACGTAATCTATCACCCCAGGTTTGGCGGGAGGTCGTTTTAATTGGTTGATACTCTAGACATCGAAAGTCTAATCCGCCCTGAAGCCGAGGCTGTGGGTATCGCGAATAACTGGCGTGAGTGGTCTAGTGCACGGCGTCCCAAGATCGACGAGTGGAGGGAGCTTCGTAACTATCTTTTTGCCACAGATACCAAGACGACTTCGAACAGGAAACTCCCGTGGTCTAACTCTACTACTACTCCTAAGCTTACCCAGATCAGGGATAACCTACACGCTAACTACTTTGCGGCCTTGTTCCCCCAGGTAAAGTGGTTTCGGTGGCAGGCTGACGACCAGGACTCTTCCTCCAGGACTAAGCGTAGCATCATCCAGAACTACGTGCAGACCAAGGTAGACCAGAGCGGTTTTATTGATACCGTCTCCAGGTTGGTCCTAGACTGGATTGATACTGGTAACGTATTTGCTATGGTAGAGCACGTAGCTGACTACGTACAGCACGGAGACGGAGACCTTATCACTACCTATATCGGGCCTAAGCTTCGCCGCATTTCACCTTATGATATCGTCTTCAACCCTTTGGCAGAAGACTTTGCGAAGACCCCTAAGATCATCAAAGAACTCGTGACTGTTGGTGATCTTAAGAAGAGGATTGCGCAGGACCCGTCTAACGCTTGGATGGAGGGTGCCTTTACTGAGATGGAGGCTGTTCGTGGTCACGTCTCAGAGATGGACTCAGAGTTTGACAAGAGCGACGGGTTTATCGCAGATGGCTTCAGTTCCCTCACTCACTACTACGAGAGCGGGTACGTAGAGCTTCTTCACTTCTTTGGAGATATCTATAACCGTCTTACCGGAGAGCTGCAGCTCAACAGGATTATCACTGTTGCTGATCGTAGCCGTGTTCTTCGTAACATTCCTAACCCTAGTTGGCTAGGCTCTGGTGTTATTCGCCATACCTCTTGGAGGCAGCGCCCTGACAACCTGTATGGTATGGGCCCTCTTGAGAATCTTGTCGGCCTGCAGTATCGTATTGATCACCTTGAGAACCTGAAGGCTGATGTCTTTGATCAGATTGCTTATCCGACCAAGAAGATCAGAGGGGATGTACAGGAGTTTGGTGAAGGACTAGGTGAGCGTATCTACCTCGGTGAAGAGGGTGATGTCACTTATCTTGTCCCGGACTCTACTGCTCTGAATGCTGACTTCCAGATTCAGGACTTGTCGAACAAGATGGAAGAACTAGCTGGTGCCCCGCGTAATGCTATGGGTATCCGCACCCCAGGGGAGAAGACAGCCTTTGAGGTTCAGACTCTGAACACCGGGGCCAGCCGCATCTTCTCCCACAAGGCTGGTCACTTTGAACGAACCTTCGTCGAACTCTTGCTGAATGATATGCTTGAGGTTGGCCGTAGGAACTTGAACGAGTCCGAGGTTATCCGAGGAATCGATCAGGCTACCGGTGTAGAACTCTTCAGGACTATCACTCGTGAGGATATTACCGCACGTGGTAAGCTTCGCCCGATGGGTGCCAGGCACTTTGCAGAGAGGGCACTAAGACTCCAGAACCTCCAGACTCTGATTCAGATCAAGGCTACTGATCCTACTGTTGGTGTTCACTTGAGTGGTAAACTTATCGCCCAACTTCTGGCTCAAGAGCTAGATGAAGAGAACCTGTTTGGTGAAAACATCTCTCTATTTGAGCAGATGCAAGCCCAGCAGATTGCAGAAGAACTGCAGATCAACGAAGAAGAGAGACAGCAGGTTGCTGCTGAGGAAGGACTTTAGAAATGTTTACTAGTGTTGACAAGGCTATCGTAGCTATCATCAGCGGCTTCCTTACCGTTGCTACTATGGTGTTTGGGGTTGACCTGAACCTGTCGCCGGAGCTTATCGCGGCTGTTGGTTCTGTCGTCTCGGGAATCCTGGTCTACCTTGTGCCTAACAAGGAAGTCCCTGCTGAGCCCGCTGAGTAGGTATGAGTTCTAACCTTATCATTCTTGGTGTGTTGGCCCTTCTTATTCTGGCTCTCGCTCTTGCAGCCAGAAAGTGGGGGGTTAGCTCTACCAAGCAAGAGGTTGGCAAGGATACTACAAAAGAGGTGACCCGTATATCCAAGGAGGCGTCTGATGCACGGAGTGAGGTTGGTAGCCTTAGCGACGCTGGGGTTGATCAGCGCTTGCACGACATTGGTGGATTCCGAACCGA